AGTATCTCAGGCTCAAATAGTCCACACGTCCGCACGCGATGAACATCTTCAGCAGCCTCCCGAAAGGCGACTCGGCCTATTGGCACGACGAGCCGGTCAGCGACAGCCAGGGCAAGAGCTACGACAGCGGCGCCTATGCGCTGGCCTACATCCTCGCCGGGCCAATCGCCACGCCGCTGACGCTGACCGCGGTGGCCGACGGCAACGGCTGGAAGACGACGCTGACGGCCACGGACAGCGCCAGCCTGGTGCCGGGCAAGTACTGGTGGCAGGCGGTGCTGACCAGGACCGGCGAGCGCGTCAGCGCCGGCCAGGGGGAACTCACGATCACGGCGAACCTCGGCGCCGTCACCGGCACTTTCGACGGCCGCAGCATCGCCGAGAAGGCGCTGGCCGACGCCGAGACGGCGCTGGCCAGCTTCCAGGCAAGCGGCGGCAAGATCAAGCGCTACACCATCGGCAGCCGCACCATGGAGTTCCACGCGCTGGCCGAGCTGCTGCAGGTGATCAGCTACTGGCGCGCGCGCGTTCTGGGCGAGCAGGGCGCCAGCCAGATCGCCCAGGGCCTCGGCAATCCGCGCAAGCTGTTTGTGAGGTTCAGATGAACGCCGTCGCGTCCTACAACGTCGAGCGCGTGGCGCGCAAGCATTCCGTGATCCTCACGGAATGGCGGTCGAAGCACGGCCCGAGCGTCGTCAAGGCGCGCGAGCAGGCGCGGATCCAGCAGCGCCTCTATGCCGGCGCCGGCGCCAACCGACTCAACGCCGACTGGAATCCCATCAACACCTCGGCCGATTCCGAGCTGATCACCAGCCTGCGCGTGCTGCGGGCGCGCTCGCGGGAACTGGTGCGCGATAACGAATACGCGAAGAACGCGGTTCGCATCATCAAGAACAACGTCATCGGCACCGGCATCGGCATGCAGCCGACGGTGAGCACCGCCGGCGGCAAGCTGGTCGAGCGCATCAACGCCGAGATCGCCGAAACCTGGACGGCCTGGTGCGACAAGGATTCCTGCCACACCGCCGGCAAGCTGCATTTCAGCGACGTCGAGCGCCTGGCCGTCGGCCTGCTGGTGACCGACGGCGAAGTGCTGCTGCGCAAGGTGCGCCAGCCCTTCGGCCGCGACAACCGCATCCCCTTCGCCCTGGAGATCATCGAGGCCGACCGGCTGATCGATTTCTGGACGTCGACCACCAATCCCGAGAACGGCAACTCGATCCGCATGGGCGTCGAGCATGACCCGTGGATGCGGCCGGTCGCCTACTGGTTCCACCCGAACCACCCGGGCGACTACCAGTTCTCCACTTTCGTCGCCAGCCGCTTCATCCGCGTGCCGGCCGACGAGATCATCCATCTGCATCTGGTCGACCGCTGGCCGCAGACGCGCGGCGAACCGTGGTTCCACGCCGTCATCAAGCGGCTCAACAACATGGGCGGATACGAGGAGGCCGAGATCGTCGCGGCGCGCGCCGCGGCCTCCGTCATGGGCATCATCGAAAGCCCGGACCTCCCGCTGTCCGACGACGTCCAGGCGGGTCAGCGCGTCACCGACCTGCAGCCCGGCACGATCCAGCACCTGCTGCCGGGCGAAAAGTTCACCGGCTTCGATCCGTCGCGCCCGAACGCCAACCTCGATCCCTTCATGCGCTACATGCTGCGCGCCGTCGCCGCCGCGATCGGCTGCAGCTACGAGTCCTTGTCGCGCGACTACTCGCAGAGCAACTACTCGAGCTCGCGCTTGGCCCTGCTCGACGACCGCGACCTGTGGCGCGTCCTGCAGGGCTGGATGGCCGTCAACTTCCGCGCCGAGATCCACCGCGAGTGGATGGCCGCAGCGGTGATGGCCAACGCGCTGCCGTCGATCCGCGACTACTACAGCAACAAGGGCAAGTACCAGAAGGTCCGCTTCAAGCCGCGCGGCTGGAGCTGGATCGACCCGGCCAAGGAGGTGCAGGCCTTCAAGACGGCGGTGCGCTGCGGTTTCATGACGGTCAGCGACGTAATCGGCCAGACGCACGCCGATGCCGAGCCCGAGGACGTGTTCTGCGGGCGGCGCACCGAGCTTGACCGGATGGCCGAATTGGACCTGGTGCTAGACACCGATCCGGCGCAGGTCAACGACAAGGGGCTGGCGCAGCCGAACACCGCGCCGGCGGAAGAAGTTGACCAATCTGCCGCGTCCGGCGAAGAAGCCGAGGGCGGCGACGGGAACAGTGACGACAAGCCGGCCGATGGCGCCGGCGGAAAGGAGCAAAAATGACAGTGAGAATCGCGCGCGACCTGCGCTATGAGGACGTGGACTACGATGGCGACCAGGTTGTCACCCTCGATCCCGCCGTCGAAGCCGACATGATCATGCACGGCTTCGCCGCGAGCACGGCGGTCGCCGCGCCGAGCATCCTGGCCGACCAGGCCTTCGTGGCCGCGGCCGTCGCGGCGGCCGTCGCGCCGCTGCCCGACAAACCCTTCGTGCGGACGACGCAGTTCCATACCGCCGAGACGGGGGCTTTCGCGCTTGCGGCGGCCATGGCGGATCAGACCATTCCTGTCGATAGCGCCTCCGGCGTCGCCGTGACGATCCCGGCCCAGGCGACGACGGACCTGGGCGACGGCTTTCGGGTCTGCCTCTGGCAAAAGGGCGCCGGCGTCATCACGGTGTCGGACGGCGCCGGCGGGGCGAGCTTCCAGATCCGCCGCGCGGCGCTGGCGGCGGCCAACAGCGTGGCCAGTTCCGGCGCCGATGCGCGCGTAGTGCTGACAAAGATGCCCGGCACCGATCACTGGATCGCCAGCGGCGACCTGGCATAGGGAGAGGACCAGCCATGAGCAAGAGATCCGACAACATCAGGCGGCACTATGCCGGTCCGCAGAAGCGTGCGCTCGTGCTGCGCGTCGAGGGCGCCGGCCAGGTCGACCTGGAGGCGCGCACCGTGCGCTTCCCCTTCAGCTCGGAAGAGCCGGTCGACATGTGGTACGGCACCGAGATCCTCAGCCACCGGAAGGGCGCGATGCGCGTCGGGACGCGGCAAGGCTCCATGCCGGGCCTGTTCAACCACAATCGCGACGACCTGCTCGGCATCATCGAGGCCATCGAGATCGGCGCCGATGCCCGCGGCTACTGCACGCTGCGCTTCGGCCGGGATGATCGCGGCGAGTGGGCCATGCAACAGGTCGCCGACCGCATCCTGGTTAACGCCTCGTTCATGTACCGCGTCTTCAAATACGAAGAGGACGTGGAAGCCGAGACCATCACGGCCACCGACTGGGAGCCCTACGAGATATCCCTGGTCACCGTGCCGGCCGACGCCACCGTCGGCGTCGGCCGATCCGCCGATCACGCGCCGCCCGAACCGGGCGCGACAGAGCAGCAGGAACCCGCCTCGGCGGGTTTTTTTTCGCCCGGCCAAAACCGGGCAGATCCATCCGCGGCACCCGCCGCAACTTCGACGAAAGGAAATGACATGCTACGCCAACGCCACATTCTGCAAGACGCGGCGACGGACGGCACCGGCGGGTCCGCTGGTGGCTCCGTTGCCGAGGCCATCGACGCCAACAAGATCCGCGCCGACGCCCTTAAGGACGAACGCGGCCGCATCGCCGAGATCGATGCCATGTGCCGTGCCCACGGCATCGCCAAGGAAGTGCATGACAAAATGGTTGCCGAAGGCACGCCGATCGAGCGCGCCCGCGGCATCGTGCTCGACGAGCTCGGCCGGCGCGGCACGCCGGTGCCGCTGTCCGGCGTCTCCGACGAACTCGGCCTGACAGGCAAGGAAAAGCGTTCCTACAGCCTGATCCGCGCCGTCAATGCAGTTCTCGCCCAGGACTGGAAGGCGGCGGGCTTCGAGCGCGAAGTCTCCCAAGCGCTGGCCAAGCGCAACGGCAGCGACGTGGCGGGGACGCGCTTCTTGTTCCCCAACGACCTGCCCTTCGCGCCGACCGAGGAGCATGCCCGCGCCTACCGCATGATGACGCGCACCATGAACCGCCTGATGGGCGAACGCGCCATCTACCAGGTCGGCACCGCCGTCCAGGGCGGCAACCTGGTCGCCACCAACCTGCTCGCCGACAGCTTCATCGAGGTGCTGCGCAACTCCTCGGTGACCGCCAAGCTCGGCGCCATGATGCTGCCCGGTCTGATCGGCGGCGTCGACATCCCGCGCCAGACCGCCCAGACGGCCACCTACTGGGTCGGCGAGTCGGGTGCCCTGACCGAAGCCGAAGCCACCTTCGACAAGGTCTCCCTGCGTCCGAAGACCATCGGCGCTCTGTCGAAGATCAGCCGCCTGATGCTGCTGCAATCGACGCCGGCAATCGAGATGCTGGCGCGCCAGGACCTGGTCCGCGTCGGCGCCCTGGCCGTCGACCTGGCGGCGCTTTCCGGGTCGGGCGCATCCAACCAGCCGACCGGTATCGTCAACCAGTCCGGCGTAGGCAGCGTGGTGGGTGGCGCGACGGGCGCGAACCTGAGCTTCGACCACATCA